CTACTAGCAGCCTCATTTAGATATCCTGCTGATTGGCCAGTAACAGCAGTTTCACGGTCTACAATCTGAGCAGCCATTGCTATCCTTTCTGTAGCCTCGGCAGTAAAACCATTAGATATGCCAATCCAACCAGTAGCCTGCTCAATGTAAGTCCTTAGATTACTAAGCCTCTGAACAGCCTCATTAGCATAGCCCATAGCAGCATTAGTCCTAGCAGTAGCATCCTGCTGGTAGAACTCTCTATCCTGCTCATGAGCGGCTACTAGTGACTCCTTCGTACCTTGAGCATACTCCCTGTAGGCTCTGGGTACATCAGCACCTTCGCCTCCCTCAGTGACTTTATTCAGCAAAGCATCACCACTAGCCAAGTACGTCTTGATGTCTGGCTCACTACCGCCATCTACGTAGTTGGCAGTGCCTCCCATATAGTTAGCTCTAGCGCTATCTGCACTAGTAAGGTCAGTAGCTACACTATCTAGATAAGTGTTGAGAGCATCTACTGCAGTTAGGAAGGCTGTTCTCAATCCTGCAATATCAGTGGTAATCTTAGTTAGCCAAGACTTAGCATCTTCATTAGTATTATTCTCTAAATAGGTTGCAACTTTATCTAGTGCTGCGTCAGCCTCAGTTAAGTGAGTAGCCACTGCAGTGAAATCACCAGCGTCCAATTCAGCCTTAGCTGCGGTATGAGCAGTAGCTATTGCCGTTCTTAACTCCGTCGCATCATCAGTTATATCCTTTAGTATTCCAGCAGCATCTACCTCTGCGTTATTATCCAGATACTTCTTCAGACTAGTCAATGCAGTAGCAAATACAGAGTGGTCACCGTTAGCAGATGATAGACTGGAAGTAGCATCGTCCGTGCCATTATTGTCTAAGTACTTTACCATGTTAGTAAGTGCTGTGGCGAACGCACTATGGTCTGTATTGGCAGAGGCCAGACTAGTCGCTGCTTCAGCGGTAGAGTTATCATCCAGATATTTCTTCAGGTTAGTAAGTGCAGTAGCAAGTGCAGTATGAGCAGAATTGGCAGAAGTCAAGGATGTCCTAGCAGACGCCAAATCAGTAATCACCTGATGCTCCTGCTTCAGTGCATACATATACAGAGCATAAGCACCAGCAGCCATTAGCACTGTATCTTCCAAGAATCCAGGTACAGTGCCTGGAGCATACTCCCCAGGTGGCTGATGTCTAGTATCGTAGTAGACTCTGAACTGCCTGTCCTCGGCTAGCAGTATCTGCCCATCAGACTCACCTCCACCAGTAATAACTACCCATCTGCCAAAAGTATCAAACTGGACAAAGTTCTGAGGTATATCACCTACAGGATACTCCACCCTCTGAACTCTGATAAGTCCTGCTAGGCTACTAAGGTCTATACCAATCTGGCTCTTAGAGTAAGCAAATGTACTGGTCTCCCCAGCTACTATACCTCCGCCACTAATAGCCTTCACTCTGCCAGTAGCATAGTCTATGTAGAAGTCAGTATTACGAACTATACTATTGCTATCAGTATCGGTAGCAGTCTCACTTGCCCACTTGATAGGACTGTTAGCCAGATACACCCAGACGTCAGTATATGCCAAATAGCCTACATCAAGTATATCACTTGCACCATGACCCGCAATCTGGTCAATCTCTATTAAGTAGACAGTTTTGAAATACTTCTTGCCAGTGATGGTTTTGCTATCACCTATACTGTAATGGAATATCTCCTGCAGGGCTTGGTCATCCTTATCTATGCCATTTATGATAACAGTCATACCCTGCACACTATTATTAGCATCTGTTAGAGTTAGTGTTAAAGGTCTAGGCACATCAGGCTGACCATCAATTTCAGTATCAGTGAGCGTATCCCCAGCAGATGCTGTACTCAAATCCTCATCAGCTACAATAGCATCTAGGCTAGTATCAGCTGGGAAGGTTACAGACTCGCCAGTTACGCTAAACTGCAAAGAATCCTCATATATCTTCTCATCTGGCAGATATCTGCTTAAGTCTGAGAATGCTCTTTCAATACAGCGGTTAAGTTCAGGGTCAGACCATAAGGCTCCAGAGTCCTTTAAGTCCAGCCGCAGGTCTGTCCTGAACTGCAATCTAGTTTTAGCCATAGTCTACCTCCTTACGATGCTAAGTCTAGCTGCACTTCGTACCATGATACGCCAACCTGAGCAGTGATGTTAGTGTCATTACCGCCAACATTAACTGACAGACCACACTCAGGGGGTATGACTATCTTACCCTCTACTGCATGGTCTATGTTAGCCATACCATCTACATTCCCATTAGCAGTCCTTTCACTGTTAGCCCTTGAGTACCAGCCATCGTTTACTACAGTAGCACCTATATCAAACACAGCCTTGCCACCATAGTTAACATCACCACCTCTCAGACCCTTGGGAGTAATGTCAGATGTAGGCTTAGTCATGACAGGATGTATGCAAATCCAGAAGAAGAACATATTGTAGTTACCTGCATCCCACCCCTCAGTATTAGCAAATAGCCTATCAATGACATATGACTTACCACCTCCATTCTCTCCATTGTATAGCGTACCCAGTGCTGTAGTGGTAGGGATAGTAGTAGTAACCGCAACAGCAGAAGTAGCCTGCACTTGCCACCCTCTGCCAGCAGCTGTAGCTAGTGCATAGGGTGGTAGGTTCTGTGCTATATATAAGTCACCCTCCTTAGTGGCCTTCAGACTTACCTTGAGCCCAGTTGAAATCCTTACTCCAAATAGTTCGTAGTCCATAGTATTCCTCCTGATTTATTTTGCTATACTAGCATCAATAACCTCGTGCCAGTTCAAGTGTATCTGCGCCTTATTGCTAGCCCCGATAGCTGTAAATACAACTGCATATGAGGTATTAGGTATCAGAACAAACTCATGCTCATCCCTTAGGAAGCCTGCTCCCACTTTACCTCTTTCTCCCCAAGCATACTGCTTATCTAGGGATATAGCACTACCAGTACCAAGATTATTAGGATTAACTAGAACATTACCAGTCGCTGTAAACAATGGTGTAGCAGTCTTATCCTCCAACAAAGCCGAGGTCACAGGATTTGTTCTACGCCTACGATTTATAATAGGAGTAGCTGTGCCTGAGTTAGTATCCCAAGTTGCACCTTCCCATAGTTCAAGACTCCCTCCAACCAGAGTGCTAAAGAATAGAAACATATGTACTTCTCTATTCCCCTTAGATGTCTTAAAGACTATAATAATAGTGTCAGTGTTAGCTAAGGTTTCATCAACGGCGTGGACAGTAAACGACTCTCCAACATGGATTCTATGGTGAGAATCAGTAATAGTAATAAGAGTCTTGGATAACTTGTCCGCAGGGAACAACTCATCTAGACCATGCTCATTACCATCTTTATCTTTCCAGACTATTGGAGTTGGCATTGCTAACTAGCATCCTCCTCTGATATATTCTCATCCGACATACTAGCAAGATGCAGCTTAACCTGAATCATCTCTATCCTCAGCTTCTCCATCTCCAGTATGAAGGCATTTACTATTGTAGCCAAATCTGAAGCCTTCACGTATTCATCACCTCCCTTTAATACTATCTCATCTATAAAACTCGGGGGTATAAACAGCTTCCTCTTCTCAAAATCCATACCAGTAGGATTAGTATGTACAGGCTGGTCTTCTGGTCTACGTGAGGAGTGTCTTGGTCTCATTGGGGATCTTGGCATTCTATCTGAACCTCATCAGTCTCTTTATAGACTCAGAAATACCAACTGGCTTTGGTTTTGGGCCTTCTCGCAACCGCTCAAACTTAGCCTTCTCCTCCTCAATACTTACTGGTCTGGCCCTTCGCAGCCTGAGCATTCTTGCTGTCCTTTCGAGTATCCCAGGTTGAACATCAGTAAGTGGTCGTTCCTCAGTTACCTTAGCAGTTGATACAGGCTCTCCTGGTCTAGTGAAACCAGGGAATACAGCCTCTCTGCCCCGTTGAGATACAGACGGTTGGCTAGGTGCAGCAGGCTCCCGCTCAGGTGGTAAGAATATTTGTTCCTCTCTAGCCTCCCTACCAAGAGGACCAAGACCGATAGGCGGAGGACCCTTAGCTTGACCTTGACCAGGAGTAGGAATAAAGCCATATGACCTTACATCATCTATTGTTCGCTTCATTTCCTCTTCCCATAGGCTTGTAGCAGCATCCACTACATCTACATCAAAGCCAAGGTCACCTAGTGATACCTGCATTCTGAAAGAGCTAGGTGTAAAGATATGTCTAATGCCAGATACTCTAGCTACAGTATCAGAAGGAAAGAACATCACCCCTTGACCAAGGAATGGGTAGGTATTATTTGTAACTCCATCCATAAACCATATAGTGGTAAAGTTCCAGCCAGCATCAGTAAATGTAGATTGTGTTTTCATCTGTGCTGTGGTCTTGCCAGTACCACCATCGCTAGTAGCATTACCAGATGCCTCAGTATCCCAGAAGCAATTAGTAATTGTCCCAAAATCCTCACCGCAGAAGCCTCCCACTCTACTAAGACCCGTAGCAGAGCCAGTAGCATAACAGTTGTCAATAGTGCCACTGTTGTTATAGCTTGTAAACCCACCAGCATACCAGTCGGCAGGGTCAGCAGTAGCATCTCCTCTGGCATAACAATTAGAAATGTCAGGGTTTTGCCTGATTCTCCCTACAAAACCACCTACCCAAGTTTGCCCAACAGCATCACCTGTGGCATAACACTTTGTAATAACAGCGTCCCATAAATCACCTAATAAACCTCCTATACTAGCAGCGGTTGCCCCAACTCCAGTAATACTTCCAGTTGCGTAGCAATTAGTTAGAGCTGTTGAGATACAATAGCCTATTAAGCCACCGGCTTGAGCACC